GAACACAGAGGTGATATGTATGATGCGAAGCTGCCCTATCCCCCAATGTTGAGATCGCTGTACGCACCTTATGTGATTCATAGAGGTTTGGGTTCGTCCTCTCTTATGGCTCTCGGTTAAGATGGCTAACAGTATCGGCAAGATGCGATATAGGGTAAAGGTTGAGAGAGCAACCAATACTAGAGATGCAGGCGGTGGTTTAGATCAAACATTTGGCTCAGTGGCAACAATCTACGCAAACATTAAACCCAAGAACGCTAACAGCATATACAGACAAGGTATTTTGCAAGAAAAGGTTACACATGAGATCACCATACGCTACATGAAGAACATTGATACCAACAGCAAAATTACTTATGGAACAAGACAGTTTGCAGTTAATGGCATTATCAATGTAGACGAAAGAGACAGATTCCTTACATTGCTCTGTGAAGAAGGCGTTGCAGTATGAGTTTTAAAAACCTAGATGCTTTTAAAAAAAGACTGGATAAAAGGCTTGTAACCAATGCACATAGTAATGCAAAGTCTGCAGTAACAAGATCAACTATGCTTGTGCAAAATTTTGCAAAGTCTAGCATTATGGCGGGTGGTACTGGTGAAACGGTGCAAAGATATGAACCAAGAAGAACTCATACGCAATCCAAACCATTATCTCCACCTGCAAGTGATACTGGGTTCTTGGTGAGTCAAATTACAATGGATGTAGATACAAAAGCAAACGGTAGTGTTGTAGGTCAAATTATATCTTCAGCGCCTTACTCAAAACCTTTAGAGTTTGGAACGGTGCATATGCAACCAAGACCGTTTATGCAGCCTGCCTTAAGAAAAAATAAGTCTAAAATACTTCAAATATTTAAGAAAGAGGGCGTGATTAGATGAGCATAGGTCAATTTGCACTGCAATCTTCTATTTATACTGCACTTAATGTCAACGCAATAACTGCTACGCTTAACTGTGGTGTCTATGATGAGGTTATTGAGGGTAACAACTACCCTTTTATTACCTTAGGTGAAGAAACTGCAATAGATTACAGCACAAACAACCTAGTAGGCGCTGAAACAACTATTAATATACATATTTGGTCAAGATACAAAGGCTCAAAGCAAACCAAAGAAATTATGGACAAGGTGCATGATTTATTGCATGATGTAAGTCTAACTGTTAGCGGTGTCAATCTAATTAACCTTAGATTTGAATACAGCGACATTATGAGAGACCCTGATGGGATAACTCGGCACGGTGTCATGAGATTTCGTGCAATTACACTAGGTACTTGAATAAATACCATTTACCGAAGTAAGCAACTGGCAGATGCCTTATTTTTTAATTAGAGGAATAAATACCCTCTGTATTTAGGAGTATATTATGGCAGCACAAAAAGGTAGTGCTATGTTAATGAAGGTAGGCAATGGTGCTTCACCTGAAGTTTTCGCAACAATAGCAGGGCTTAGATCAACAAGCTTAACAGTAAACAATGAATCAGTAGATGTAACTAATAAGGATTCTTCAGGAAAAAGAACTTTATTGGAAGCAGGAGGTGTTCAATCAATCAGTGTTTCAGGAAGTGGCGTATTCACAGACGGTGCATCAGAAACAACTATCAAAACAAACGCTTTAGCTGATACACAAGACAACTATCAGTTTTTAGTTCCTGACTTTGGTACTTTCACAGGTGCTTTTCAAGTAACCAGTTTAGAGTATGCAGGGGAATACAACGGTGAGGTAACCTACAGTATGTCCTTTGAATCAGCAGGCGCTATAACATTCGCAACTGTATAAGACTATGGCTTGGGAACAAGTAAAGGTAAAAGCAGAAAAAGACACCGTTATGGGTATGATGCAGGGCGATCAACTAGATATGCCTAATGTATTAATCGGTAAGAGTGTTAAGGTTAATGGTAAAGACATCTCAATCAAATCACACATGATTGACGAGAGAGATGATATGTTAAAAATCACGCTTGCAATGGCAAGCCCAACAAAGGAGAAGTCAGATGACAAACCCACTCAAGGGTCAGATTGAAGTAACATTAGGTTCTGAAACCTACAAAGCTAGATTAACAATAGACAGCTTGGTAAAGATTGAGGATGAACTAGACACAGGGATTCTTGAACTAGCACAAAATCTATCACAAGCCAAAGTTCGCATAAGAACATTATTAGTCGTTTTACGCTATGCCCTGCGAGGTGGCGGTAATGACTTTGATGAAAAAAAAGTAGGGCAAATAATATCTGATATAGGTATTGTTACTGCTTCTGCAGAGGTAGCCAAACTCTTGGTATCTACCTTAAACGACAATGACTCAGACGAGGAAGATAAAAAAAAAGCGATAGAGTAGATGAACACACGCCACCTATTATTTGGGGAGACTACTTTATGATATGTGTTGGCATGATGAATATGAGACCTATGGACTTTTGGGATTTATCACCTAGAGAAATGTATCTATCAATAAAAGGTTTTAAGCAGTTTCATGCTGCCGATCAACAAAAACCTATGGATAGATCAGAACTTGATAATTTAATGGAGTTATACCCTGACTAATGGCTACAACAGTTGACCAGTTAATAGTAGAAATAAAAGCTGAAACCAAAAAGCTAAGAAAAGCTATGGACAGTGTAGACAATCGTCTGCAAAAAACTCAAAACAAAACAAAAAAACTTGATGGCGCATTTAGTAAGCTAGGCGGTATTTTAGCAACTATTGGTGTTGGCGCTGCATTAAAAGGAATAATTGATACTAATAGAAGATTTGAAGATTTAGAAGCAACACTTAGAGCCGTTACAGGTGGCGCAAAACAAGCAGCAGCATCTTTTAGATTAATTAGACAATTTACAGCTACTACCACATTCCAAGTTGATGAAGTTGCTGAAGCATTTATAAAACTTTATCAAGCAGGAGTTTTGCCAACTGAAGAAGCCATGCGTGATTTTGGTAATTTGGCTGCAGGCATGGGTAGAAGTATTACTCAACTTGCACAAGCTACATTTAACGCTACAACAGGCGAAATGGAAATGCTTAAACAGTTTGGCATTGTAGCAAAGCTACAAGGCGATCAAATTTCAGCTACATTTGAAGGTCAAACAAAGGTTATTGAAAGAAGCGGTGCAGCAATTACAGAATACCTTAGAGAAATAGGTAGTCAAAGATTTGGTACAGCTTTAGCTGAAAGAGCAAAAACAGTTAGTGGTGCTTTTTCAAACCTAGCTGATGCAACTGCAGAATTTCAAGTCCAAATAGGTGAAGCAGGTTTAAACAAAGAACTTACAGAATTTGTAATTAAGATAAAAGATGTGGTGGTAAACCTTGAACCATTAGCAATTGCATTTGGCGCAGTTACAGCAGAGATAATTGGTGCAATGAACGCATTAATAGATTTTACAAAATCTATGGGCAACTTCACAATGGAAGGTTTAAAAGCATCACCAATGTTAGAAAATTTTATACTGGCTGCGAGGGCTTTGCATATATTAGGTCTTGCTAAACAAGATGTAGATGATTTAAGTATGTCATTTGAAGATTTGGTCAAATTACAACCAACCTTACAACAAGCATTAAATCCAACGACCTTTGGTAGATTCACAGTTATTAATGATCTCATTGGTGATGTTGATAAAGCAAAAGATAGATTAAATGAATTAATTACAAATGATTTTGCTTTACTTAAAAGCACTTTAGAAGAAGTTGCTCAAACAAAACTACAACTTGAAATGGGAATAAATCCTGAAGCCTTTGGTACTGTAGGTAGAGATAAGGATGGCAATCTAATTGCCGATACTTTTAAAGCAAGTGATGCTCTTATACAAAAAAGAAAAAGTGAGATATTTAAAGAGCTTCTTGGTGGTTATGACACTTTTGAAGGATTAACACAGGCTATAACAGATTATTTAGATGATACGGATGAAGTTATTGCTGCAACAGATTTAATGGCAGAATCAATAATAAAAGGCTCACAAGCATTTACTGATGATTTTGTTGACTCATTAATGAATGGGGAAAATGCCTTAGAGAGTTTTAAAGACTTTTCAAAAAGTTTGGTTAGTGAAATTATATCTATTTTTCTTAGATTAGAAGTTGTCAACAGAATATTAGCAAATATATTTCCAAATGTTGCAGGCATTCAATATGGTGGAATCATAAGTGATGCAGGGGTGACTACTGGCAAAAAAAGTGCAGGGGGCGGTTCTGCTTATGCTAATCAACCAATGATTGTAGGTGAAAGGGGCGCTGAATTATTTGTGCCGCATAGCGCAGGCAAAATAATGAACAACATGAACACAAAAAATTCTATGGGTGGTGGGACAACAGTAATAAATCAATCTATAAACTTTGCTACAGGTGTTGTGCCTACAGTAAGAGCAGAAGTTATAAAAATGATGCCACAGATAGCAGATGTAACAAAAGGTGC